GGCATCACCCCCCGGTTTTAAGACCCGGGAGTCTACAGACGAAAGTCTGAGCAGGCGCCACCCGAACTCCTTTAACAGAAGCCCGGTTGAGATAGACCAAGAAAATCTATTTCCCTACTTCATCTAAAACCCTAAGGTTCGGATACATCATAAGTACTTTAAAACTTTCCTGTAATTTCTTACTAAAGATGGGAGCGACACGTAACAACTGACGACTAGAGCGTTCTACGAATACTCTGTCATCTAACGGAATGGCTAAGGTCCTCATTGAAAGAGGCCACTTACCACCCGTCATTGCTATGTGCACGCCTTCGCGCACCAAGTTCATATACATCTCCTCGATCAATCCATAAGATTGAAGAAGAGGATTTGTTATGAGACTACAACCTAAGTCTCCAAGCCCCGTTAGGTATATCACGAAATCTGTGGCCAAGTCCCCCAAAGGACGAGACCCAGGACGTGATAATTCCTCACTAGCGTCTGCGAACCTATCCACCGCAATATTTTCTAAAATATTGGGTGCCTCCCCCTTTTGTATAGGGGGGGATAGCGGAAGACCTAGGTACCCTACTAGCTTATTAAGCTCGTCGGCTGCCTCGGCTCCCTCCATTATTCTCATAATGGACTCGCAGAAACTAGTCTCTAACATTACCTTCTTCGCTAATCGCGAAGGGTAATGGGAGAAACGTTGCTTGAAAGCACTTACGGCCTTAGGTATTCCCTCTTTGGTGATCCATCCTTTCTTTTCCAAGGTAATTAGCAAGTTGCACAAAAGGTGATTAGCCTTTTGCACTTCCTTTAAACCACTAATTGGAAAAGGGGAAATCTCTGCGTCCTTATAAATTATGCGTTTAGCAAATTCATAAAGATTAGGTGACACATGGGTTTTATCCCGTGCAACACCAACGCCTAGATCGGACAACACATTAAGGTATGCCTCCGCTACTTCTTTATTACCAATTACAATATCATCACCTAGTAGTGCGTATGGCAAGGTTTTTCAATCCTTGTTACATATCCGCGAACAGTAATAGATAAGGTAATGGTGAGTTAAAGCAAAGGATGACCATGATGAATAGGCCCCCATAGGATTACCGACAGCGTATGAGATCTCTTGCGAGACCTTACTACCATACGGATAATACTTAAAAGGATAACCTACCATTACGTCTTTCCAAGCCTCAACATAAGAAGCAGGGAAGCGAGAGTTTAGTACTTGCGCAATCAGGTCAATCGGAAATCTATCAGTAGCATTAGATAAATCTATGCTATAATAAATCTCCGCGCCTTCAAGCGCTTTCCTAAACCCCCCTTGATCGTAAGTTTGGTCTTGGGGGATTTTCCGTAAAACAGCAAAGAGATACTCATGAAGAGGTTTTAGAACAGTTTGACTAAAATAATCAAGCTGAGCTATAACTCTCACTTTCAACTCCTTATCTGGAAAATAACTTAGCTTACGGATTCACATATTCGGCGCAGGTTTATGAAACAAATTAAAACCTCGGAATATATTTATCCCACTAAGCAATGTTTCCAGAACATTGGTGAACTCAGAACCACCGACAGTCTTTAAAGATTTAATGAGACTGTCTGGAAGTGACTCTAAGTCATCCACAAACGACTTAAGAGCATGCCCGTTAGGGCCACTCTTAGTTGTAAAGTGGAATTGACGCCAACGTGCTGATTTCGGAACGTCCCCAGTGGCGAAGTACCCTAGCTCAGCTCAGAAAGAACCAGCTCACATAGCGATATTAGCTATCCCCCTGACAAAATTTGGGGGTGCAGATACCGGTGTGAAATCTGGCTCTTTACCGAGTTTCAGGCTTCTAGGTGCATAGAGTATTGTATTGAGAAACTGCAGCTTTGCAGCTGGAATTTCTCCTTTACGCAACTCGTCACTTAGAAACCCTAGAGCTAAGGGTATACCGTCTCTAGTATATCTAATACCTTCAAAGCGCGCTGGATTACCTGATAAGTAATTCAACAACGCTCCGCGAAGCTTCTTTGCATAAAGCATTGAAAACTCGCTACCCCGGTCCTTTTGCAAGGATTCGAGGCGAAGGCAAAGATCTAGATACTTCTCGTCGTGGCCAAGTCCTTGCAAGTCAAAACTTGCTCGGATTCAGGATAACACCTTACGGACACTCGCCCATAGACTAAGCAATGAAATGTTTAGTCTTGGATTCGATTGTTTCATAAGATTTTATCGTGGTTCCCGATGGGTCAGGTCGGTACTTTTTGTTTATTTGCCCCCCTTGTTAAGTGTCTTACCTGAGAATACTTTCCAGTTTAGATTTCTTCAACAAGTAAAACGCTCTATCGTAAGTGGTACCCGTGTCTATATGACAGCCCTCGAGAGATACCAGAGTGTATGCTCCAGCACTCACAAAACGTGGAGAGCTGCC